AGATTTGATCAACCAAAAGAATTAGAGCGCTTAAAAAACATATTTGACTGGAGAAGTTATCCGGAAAGCAGTAAAGAAAAATGGCACGATTATATAGACGAAGAATTTAGAAGAAGGGAAGAAGGATTCTGGTTTATGAATGATGGTAAACCAACCTGGATAACTGGTACGCACTACATGTACTTACAATGGAGTAAGATAGATGTAGGCGCTCCAGACTTTAGAGAAGCAAACAGATTATTTTATATATTCTGGGAAGCTTGTAAGGCGGACAAAAGATGCTATGGCATGTGCTACCTTAAGAATAGAAGATCTGGATTTTCTTTTATGTCTTCGGCAGAAACTGTTAACTTAGCCACTCTTGCCAGTGATAGTAGATATGGTATATTATCTAAAACTGGTTCTGATGCTAAAAAAATGTTTACCGACAAAGTTGTACCTATATCAATCAACTATCCGTTTTTCTTTAAACCTATCCAAGATGGTATGGATCGGCCTAAGTCCGAGCTTGCTTATCGTGTACCTGCTAGTAAGTTTACAAGAAAGAAAATCACAGCTAATGAAAAGCTGGAGGATATACAGGGGTTAGATACGACGATTGACTGGAAGAATACAGGAGACAATAGTTATGATGGTGAAAAACTAGCACTACTAGTACATGACGAGAGTGGTAAGTGGGAAAGACCTGATAATATATTAAACAACTGGAGAGTTACAAAAACATGTTTAAGACTAGGTAGTAGAATTGTTGGTAAGTGTATGATGGGATCAACATCAAACGCTTTAGATAAAGGAGGCGATAACTTTAAAAAATTATACAATGCATCAGATGTCACTAAACGAAATAGAAATGGTCAGACGAAATCTGGTTTATACTCTTTGTTTATCCCAATGGAATGGAACTACGAAGGATTTATTGACGAGCACGGAGTTCCAGTTTTCACTACTCCTGATGTCAATCGATTCGCGCCAGACGGTGAACTAATAGATGTAGGCGTAATAGATAACTGGCAAAATGAAGTTGATGGTTTAAAAGATGATTCTGACGGATTAAACGAATTTTACAGACAATTCCCAAGAACAACAGAACACGCTTTTAGAGACGAAACAAAAGGAAGTATATTTAATCTTGTTAAATTATACGAACAGATAGATTACAACGAGGAGATGTCTAGAACATTAGGAATTACTCAAGGTAATTTTCAGTGGGTTAATGGTGTTAAGGATTCACAAGTAATATTTTATCCAGATAAAAAGGGTAGGTTTAAGGTGAGTTGGGTTCCACCTCAACAAATACAAAACAACGTTGTACTTAAAAACGGTGTAAAATATCCTGGTAACGAACACATGGGGGCTTTTGGTTGTGATAGTTACGATATATCAGGAACAGTGGATGGAGTTGGATCCAAAGGAGCTTTGCACGGTTTAACTAGATTCTCAATGGAAGATGCTCCAGCTAATAGTTTCTTTTTAGAATACTTATCTAGACCACCAACAGCTGAGATGTTCTTTGAAGACGTTCTAATGGCTTTAGTTTTTTATGGGATGCCAATATTAGCAGAGAACAATAAACCTCGTCTATTATATTATTTAAGACGAAGAGGATATAGAGGGTTTAGTATGAACAGACCTGATAAGATATGGAATAAATTATCTGTAGCGGAAAAAGAAGTTGGTGGAATACCCAATTCAAGTGAGGATATAAAACAAGCACACGCCGCCGCGATTGAGATGTATATTCAAGATCACGTAGGTATCAAACAGGACGGAACGCTTGGTGATTGCTATTTCAACGAGCTTTTAAATGATTGGACAAAGTTTGATATAAACAAAAGAACAAAGCATGATGCATCAATAAGTTCTGGTTTAGCTATCATGGCTAACAACAGACATTTATATGCTCCAAACGCAAAGGTTGAAAAACCAAAACTAAACATAAACGTTTCCAGATATACAAACACTGGAAGTAATTCACAAATAATCAAGTAATAAATATGGCAGAGTCTGGCATTAAAAGTTATTTCCCAAGTCAAACGGTCAGCGATGCTGAGAAGTTAAGCTATGAGTATGGGTTAAAAGTTGGTAAAGCTATAGAACAAGAGTGGTTCAATAACGATAGAGGTTCTAATAGGTATAAAGCTAATAGTAATGATTTTCATAATTTAAGATTGTACGCTCGAGGAGAACAGTCTATTCAAAAGTACAAGGATGAGTTATCTATAAACGGTGATTTGTCCTATTTAAATTTAGATTGGAAACCAATTCCAATTATCTCTAAATTTGTAGATATAGTTGTTAATGGTATTGCTGAACGTACTTATGACATAAAAGCTTATTCTCAATCTCCTAATGGTGTTGAAAAACGTACTAAGTACATGGAGGCTATACTTAGCGATATGGAGATGCGAGAGTTCAACCAAGAGGTTGAATCTAGGTTTGACATAGACACGAAGGAGAGTAGTATCGCTAATGAAGATCTACCAGAATCTAGTGAGGAACTAGGTATACACATGCAGCTCAACTACAAGCAAGCAGTTGAACTTGCTGAGGAACAAGCTTTAAATGTTTTGTTTGAGGGAAATAAATATGAGTTAATCAAAAAAAGATTTTATCAAGACCTTACTATATGTGGGATTGGTGCGGTTAAAACGTCGTTCAACACCTCGGAGGGTGTTGTTATTGATTATGTTGATCCCGCTAACTTAGTATACTCTTATACTGAGTCTCCCTACTTTGAAGATATATACTATGTTGGAGAAACTAAGACGATTCCAGTTAATGAATTAGCAAAGCAATTCCCTCATTTGTCAGAAAGTGATCTTGAAGATATAATGAAAAATAAATCTAATAATAGATCTAATAACAACTCAAGACACTCTGAAGATAAAGAAGATAATAACACAATTCAAGTTTTATACTTCAACTATAAGACCTACATGAACGAGGTTTATAAGGTTAAAGAAACAGGTACAGGCGGAGATAAGATTATTCCAAGAGACGATCAGTACAACCCGCCTGAAGATAAAAAAGGTGGGTATAGTAGAATGCTAAGGTCTATAGAATGTCTTTACGAAGGTGCTATGATTCTTGGTACCGACAAATTACTTAAGTGGGAAATGTCTAAAAATATGATGCGCCCTAAGAGTGACTTTACAAAAGTAAAAATGAACTACTCCATTGTAGCTCCTAGAATGTACAATGGTAAGATCGACTCGTTGGTAAAAAGAATAACTGGCTTTGCTGACATGATTCAATTAACGCATTTAAAGTTACAGCAAGTATTATCTAGAATGGTTCCAGATGGTGTTTATTTAGACGCTGATGGATTAGCTGAGATAGATTTAGGTAATGGAACAAATTATAATCCGCAGGAAGCTTTAAACATGTTCTTCCAGACTGGTTCCGTGATAGGAAGGAGCTTTACGTCAGAAGGTGACATGAATCCAGGTAAAGTTCCTATTCAAGAAATTACATCTGGATCTGGTGGTAATAAAATGCAAGCCCTTATCGGTAATTATAATTACTACTTACAAATGATTAGGGATGTAACTGGTCTTAACGAAGCTAGGGATGGTAGTATGCCTGATAAAAATGCTTTAGTTGGTGTTCAGAAACTAGCGGCAGCAAATTCAAACACAGCAACTAGACATATACTACAAGCTGGTTTATTTTTAACAGCAGAGACCGCTGAGTGTCTTTCATTGAGAATATCCGATATACTAGAGTACTCTCCGACTAAAGATGCTTTTATACAAGCTATCGGAGCTCATAACGTAGCCACACTAGAAGAGATGTCTGAGTTACACTTATATGATTTTGGTATATTTATAGAGTTACAACCTGATGAGGAAGAGAAGGGTATGCTTGAAAACAATATTCAAATGGCATTACAGCAAAAAAGCATAGAGTTAGAGGACGCTATTGATCTTAGAGAAATACGTAATATCAAGCTAGCCAATCAACTTTTAAAAATAAGAAGAAAAAAGAAAGAGCAAAAAGATAGACAATTGCAAATGGAGAATATCCAAGCGCAAACACAATCTAATGCTCAAGCTGCTCAAGCAGCCGCTCAAGCTGATATACAAAAGAATCAAGCGTTAAATGCTGGTAAAGCTGAACTAAGTCAAATGCAATCCCAAATTGACTTGCAAAAAATGCAGCAGGAAGTAGAGATGAAAAAGCAACTAATGGCATTAGAATTCCAATACAACATGCAACTCAAAGGGATTGAGGTTGATGGCGTAAAGCAGAGAGAAAAACAAAAAGAAGATCGTAAAGACGAAAGAACAAAGATACAAGCTACACAGCAATCCGAAATGATTGAGCAAAGAAATAGTGGCAAAGCACCTAAAAACTTTGAGTCTGCCGGTAATGATATACTAGGTGGAGGATTTGATTTAGGTTCGTTTGACCCTAGTTAGAATTATTAATTATTATTATATTATATTATGGAAGAAGAAAATGAAAAAGTAGTCGAAGAGATTACACAAGATCAAACCGTAGAAACGGTTGATGAAAGTAAATTTGAATCTGCTGGAGACGATAGCGTTTTAAAAGTAGATTTAAGTGCGCCACCACCAGAGCAAAAGGTAGAAACTGAGGCAGAAGAAAAACCTGAGGAAGCGGTGACTGAAGTCACTAGCGAAGCAGAAACTGAAACGCAAGAAGCTCCAGTATTAGAAGAAATTACTGAAGAAGAGGTTGTTGAAGTGGAAGAGCAGGTTGAAGAAGCTATAGCGGAAGCTCAAGCTACTGGAAAACCATTACCAGATAATATCCAAAAGTTAATGGACTTTATGGAAGATACTGGTGGAGATTTAAGTGACTATGTTAAACTTAACCAAGATTACTCAAAACTAGATGACACTAGTTTACTACACGAGTATTATAAGCAAACAAAACCTCATTTAGACCAAGAAGAAATTAACTTCCTTATGGAAGATACGTTCTCTTACGACGAAGATATTGACGACGATAGAGATATACGTAGAAAGAAATTAGCGCTTAAAGAGCAAGTTGCCAGCGCTAAAAGCCACTTAGACGGGCAAAAGTCTACATACTATGAAGAAATTAAAGCTGGATCGAA